GGTAAATTACATGGGATTGTTTATGTTGAGCAGGGTCATCTGCTATATCATTACCTGTGTAATCTACAGTAAACATATATTTGCCAGTGTAAAACTCGCCATCTATTTTACATATCCACGGTGATGAACTTACACGATCCATAATAACAACACTGTGGTCTCTAGATTCACAATCCCAAGGTTGGCATAAATGATCTAACATTGGCTCGGGCCACTCTTGCAAGGGTATATCTGCAACTAATGCTTCTATTGGCATCCTTGCCCACATAGCACCGCCATGTACATTTTCGCCTGTTTCCTCTAGCTCTTCACAACCTGTAAATACAACCTGAAAACTTAACGACCTATCAGGTATTGTATTTACCGCAAAAGCCACTGCATGGAGAAACTCGCCATGATAATCCATATGGTTACAAGTAAACTCCCTCCGCACCCAACAATTAAAGTGCGGAACATTACTAATCAAATAAGGCATAAACCATTAACCTCTAGTGTTTGCATTTCTTTGCAAAGCAATCCTAGCTCTCATTTGTGCAATATCCTCTGTACTGTTTATTCTATCTTGGCCTAATTGGAATTGTTGCTGTTGCCGTTGTTGATCCAGAGCTAACTTCCTCTGGTCTGTTTGCTGGTCAGCCAACATTTCCTGTTCACGCAATGCTAACTCTTGTTGCTTGATCTTGACAAGTGGATCTTCCTCTTGTGCTGGTGGCATCGATTGCTGGAACTGTGCAATTAATTGTGCCTGCGTTTGAGCAATCATACCCTCTACTTGTTCTGGTGAAACTTGTTGTCCCTGCATTTGTTGCTGTACAACTATCCTAGCTTTTAAACCAAGATGTTCGTAAATATGTTTTTCTAGTAATATCGCTACAGGTGCTTGCATTTGAGCAACTCTACTATTGATATATGCTAAATGCACTGCAATATGAGCATCATGGTCTTGTTCTGGGTAGGCTTGTAATTTACCCTGCCCATTAGCCACATTACTCGTTTCCATATTCTCCATTGTTGGATCCATAGGGCGTTGCTCAGGTTCAGGTTTTAATATTTGGTCAATATTATTTACACCCAAAGCCTCATACACTCGGTGATATGCTTCATACAAATTGTGCATATCGGGCGCAGCAACCGCTAATTTGAGTTGTTCTTGTGCTAATACAACCCTTTGCGACATACTAAAAATATTTGGGTCACTTACTGGCAGAATATCTATCCTACCATCAAAATCCGAACTTTTTATTTGTGCATCAGCTCCTGCATTATAAGGGTAAGGCCGTGGATCCTCTGCAAATAAAGCACCTAACATTTTTAATTCTTGTTTTAATGACGCATGTAATCGTTTATGCACTGCAGAAACTATACGGCTACCTCTTTCAAGTAGCGCAATAGTTGTACCAACAGGCATTTCTTGATTACCCTGACCAACACCCATATCAGTCGTGCCAATAAACCGTTGTGCGGCATCAACAACAAAACCCATTAACTGAAACAACGTTCCACTAGGCTCTTTATACGGTAATGGCATTAAAGATGCTTTTAAATCACCTCCTGGAACATCAACATCCCTAAATTCTCCTGGATTTAGCGGACTTTGCTCATCTGCAATCCGCAAACCACGAGCTTTAAATCCTGCTGGCATATTTGCCAAGGTACCAGAGTCAATTAACTGTCGTAAATTAGCTGTTGCCGTTCTAGATAAGTTACCAAGCAGATGTATAAGCCCAAAACCGTAAAAACCTAATCCTGGAGTAAATTTATATTGTACAAAATGCTGAATTTTATCTTTATTTGGGTCATTTTGTAGGTAATTACGCCTAATTGACAATACTTCGCCTGTATCTTTGCATACAGTTGCTATATATGGCAGTTTTAAACCAGAACTTTCGCCATCTTCACGCTTATCTGCGTACTCTTCTATATCTAAGAAACAATGACATTCAAACAATGTAAATTGTTCATCATTATATGAAGGGCTTATACCCTCAATATCATCATAAGCAGACTGTACATCATCTGTTTCTGGCGAAGCACTGCTCTCACTATCCATTTCCATGTAAAAACCAGATAGCTGTAGCTTTTTTAACTCATTTTTTGACATTTTTATCACATGAGTTATGCGCTCTGCAGATTGTAAATCAGTTGCAATGTACGGAACAATCACATCTTCGGCAGGCACAAACTTACTTACTGGCCTATCTAGCATTTCATCGCGGTAAATTTTCTTAAATGCACTCCCTGCTAACCCTAAGTAATATAACATCTGGTCAAACTCAGGCTCATACTCTTCCATCTCATACATAAGCTGGTAATTCATGTATGTTTGTACTCGTTGGGCCTGTTGCTCTGTTTCGGGTGTTGGTATACCAATAATATTTGCTCGTACTGGCCCTTGGCTTGGCAACATTTCTTTATATGCTGATGCCTGAAATTGTGTAATTGCCTCATTTAATAACGGATGTATTACACCAGTAGCACCCTCAAACGGCTCAGTACGTGTTTCATACCGCATACCAAGCAAATCTAATCCCTTAATATAAGTATCTTCCCAATCACTACGGCTACTTTTATCTTCTTCTACTGTAGAAGTTACATAACTCGCTATTTCTGCAAGTGTAGAATCCTGTAAATTTTCAGCCAGATTATCGTAAAAGTTTGCAGGCTCTTCACCAAATACCTGCTCATCCATACCTGCGGTTATTTCTACACCGCCATCATCATCTTCTACGATTTCTATCTCACCTTGGAAAAAATCATTCTCTTGGTTAAGCAAATCCTCTTCTTCAAAACTTAAATCAGAAACTGGTGCCTGTATTAAAGCGCGATCTACATTGTTTGCTTTAGGAGATAATGCCATTAATAGTAACTCCTTACTCTTGGGGGTGCCTCTTCATCTTCATAATCTTCTGGGTGCTGTATAAAACCACCCTCTCTAAATCTTCGCAACGCCTGTGTTACCGTATCAACATAATCATCATGCTCTCCAGCAGGAAACGCCGCACACTCCTCAATCACCTCTTCCGACCAACGAGTATCTGGTGCCCATACTAATCCTGATTCGAGTAATGGTGCAATAGAATTTACTCGCGTATATTTATCATTACCTCTAGAAGGACTATAATTCTGCACCGGAATACCCATATTACGCAATTCTTGAGTTAATGGCATACCCGAAGCTTTTGCCTCAATTAATACACATTCCGGATCCCAATACTTATATTCCTCTAATGCTTTACGTCGTAACTCAGGAAAATCCCACCTACCCCTCTGGGCATCAACCAACAATATATTTGCTGGCGCTCCATCATACGGATAAAATACTCCCCACGTTGTTATAGCACTGTAATCCGCTGACTCCTTTTTACTATAAGCTGTATCATAAGATTGCATAACATAATCTAAATGCGGTAACTCTTCTTTCTCCCACTCCTGCCACCAATCACGTTTAAGTATCGCAGCTCCCTCACTCGTCGGGTTTTGCTGCCACTGCGCTTCCCACTTACCTACCGATAAACTTCCCTTAACCGCTAATAAATCTTCCTTCTTCCAATACTCAGGCCATAATGGTTCATTCGACTCTGGCATTAATGCTGGAAACTCTACAACTTCCCACTTATCTGCTAATATATCTCGCGCCTGCTGACGCAACAGCTTACCCGTCAAATCATTCTCAGCCCAACGAGTCATAATAATTACTATACTCCCTCCAGGCTGTAATCGCTGACGGGGGCCAGAGGTATACCACTCATAAGCATGTTCTAATGCTGTAGGCGATAACGCATCTTGTTCAGAATGAGGGTCATCAATAATTAATAAATCCGCACCACGGCCCGTCACCGCTCCACCAACTCCAGCCGCAAAATATTCACCACCCTTTGATGTCTCCCATCTACCCGCAGCTTGGCTATCTGCTCGTAACTCAACATCAAAGATACCTCGATACTCATCAGTATTCATTAAATTTCTTGTTTTACGTCCAAACCTAAATGCCAACTCTGCCGTATGCGTTGTCTGCATAATCTTTAATGTTGGCTTCCTACCCATTAACCACGAAGGCAATAAATAACTACCAAACTCACTCTTCGTATGTCGGGGGGGCATATTCACAATTAACCGTTTTAAATCACCAGAAGCTAATCGGTTAAACTTCTCCGCCATTATTCCATGGTGGCGTCCATTCACAAACTCAGGCCACACCATCTGGCAATACGTCATAAAATCACTACGCGCTGACTCTGCTTTAGTTAAATAACTCGCTCGGTCTAATAACGTAGCAAACTTTTTTAAATGTTCTTCGGGAACATGCTCCAACTCACTAACCATATTTTCTTATATATCGAAAATTTTTCAAGGACAATGAACCTATAATCAATACTAACAAAAAGGGGGGGTAGGTCAACGGACTTGACTTTCTAGTAATATGTTTTTGGATAATGTTGAATCGTGCGAAACAGGGTAAATGGTGCTACGTATACCACCATTTTTGTCTCAGGGGGGGCCGCAAAAGTTGGCATGGTTTTTGCCCAGCCAAAATTTAGGGGTACCTTGGCAAACTAGTTGCCTAGCTTATAGTTGCCTAGGCAACTAAATAGGCACAAAAAAAGGCGGGGCAATTTTGCCCCGCCAAAAACCGCCTAGGCTTTTACAGTTTGTGGCTTAACAACAAGCTGTATTTGTGGCACGCCCCAAGTATTAGCGTTGCGGCTAAACCCGCCGTTAAGCAATGCTAACAACACTATAGGCTTGGTTGCGCTTTGGCCGCCGCTGGGTATACCAAGCGCGCCCTTGCTTTTGCAGGCGTTTAACCAAGCGCCCAATGTTAACTGGCCGTTTAGCGCGTGCCATAACATTGTTTGCCTAACGCCATATTGCTGGGCATTAAAACCGCCAAGCGTTTTACATGGGGCCTTACCGCCTTTGCCCATTGTAAAGCTTGCAAAGCTAACGCCCTTGCATGGCACTATAGCAACATTATTAGCATTGCCGCCAGCCTTGGTGTTAATAAACGTTTGCACAGCGGCATAATTAAACGCGCCAGTGCTAGTTAACAATGGGCCTTTTAAAACCGCGCCAGTTGTAACTTGGTTGGTTGGTGTTACTTGTGTGTTTGCTTTTACCATT